TATTGCGTTTTTATACATTATTGTTCTCCTTGTTTGTTAAAATAAAATTATGGACATAGTTATAATGTGATTTAACTGATAGGGTATATTAATGAGATATGAAGATATAACTATGCCCAATATTATATAATTCTTGATCGTGTTTGTTTTAATGTTCATAATGTTTGTTAAGGGAATATAAGCATAAAGTTATAAATATCAAAAAAAATAATTTACCCTCTAAGATATAATATAAAATACCCTCTGAGATATAATATAAATACATTGTTTTATTGTTGTTTTTTCAGTAAGATTAAATCCTTTCTATATGTTCATTTAATATAGACCTTGTTTGTTAGAAAAGAGGGCGTTTAGCCCTCTTTTTTTTATTGTAATATAGTATTTTCAATATTTTCAAAACTTTCAGATATACTGGCGTTCATCAAATTATTATTTCTTATTTCGTCTTTTATAGTAGCTAAATTAGATATAATAATATAACGCTTATGATCATCAAGTTTATTAGTATCTTGTTTGTCTTTTTTCATTTTATAGTTTCCTTGTTTTGTTATTATAATGTTAATGAATCAATTTGTTCATCTAATAGTTGTTTTATATCTAATAATACATCTAATTCAAAAACATCTCTTATTAAATATTTAGTATTAAATATACTATTTATTAAATATTGTCCTTTATCAGTTATATTATTTTGATCATCAAAAATTGGTAAACCTTCTAAAAAGTTTAAAGATTTTTGATTTTTAATTAACTCTTTATATTCATTTTTCATTTTATAGTTTCCTTATGTTTGTTATTAATAATATTTACCTTTTTCATAGTTCACATCTTTATCATAATTTTCTTGACATTTAATACATCTATAACCAGATATAGTACATAACCAATTATAAACCCATTTAAAACAATCCTCACATTTTCTAAGATCTTGTTTATTTTTTTTCATTTTATAGTTTCCTTATGTTGTTAATCATCTAATCTTATTAATGTATTTTCATTAATATCTTTATAAGGTTTCCAAATATTATTGGTTTTCCTTAGTATTAAATTAAACTCTACATCTCCAAATATAACAAAAGCAACATCACCAACCCAACTTGGACAATCAGAAATATAATTTCTTATTATTGCTATGCGTTCAGGATCAATATATAAATCATCTTTTGATAATTCATAGTAATTATATATTGCTTTTGATATAGATGAAATTTCATCTTTTTTAGGTTTCATTTTATAGTTTCCTTGTTTTGTTATTATTATATTTATTATTCATATTTAATTGTTCTTTTATAGTTAATAACCATAATAAAACAATTAATATTGTAAAATAAATTATCGTAAAATCTATAAATTCTTGTATCATTTTATAACCTTATAAATTAAAAAAGGCGTATATACTTATATATATACGCCCTTTGTTATTATATATTAATTGCTTTTGTAAAGCCAAACGGATCACAAATATAATTTGTAAAAACGTCTTTACACTTTAAAATTTGATATTCGTTTTTAGTATCACAAAACCAATCATCAAAATTATTATTATAATCATTTTTTATAATTTCTTGTTCGTCTATTGATTTGCTCATTTTGTATACTTGATCATCTAAAAAATCATCAGCATCTCCTATATTATCAAAAGCGATAATATTTTTTCTATTAAATGTTTTAATATTACCAGCCCAATCTAATATAATATATTTTTTGCCGTGTTTTTTAGCGTTGTAATTTGGTTTATATCTCATTTTATTTTTTCCTTGTTTGTTTGCTTAATCTAAAACTATTAATAAAAACTCATAAGCGTAGTTTTTTATTTTGTTTATATTAAATCATTATTTAAACAATGATCTATAAATTGATTATAGTATAAACTTAATTCAGTTTCTTTTATTGGATAATCTTGTAATATTTCTTTTAATTGCTCAAAACCATTAAAAGAATATTGCAACTCATAATTAAAACAATTTTTAAAAACAATATCTTTTATACTTTGTTTTTCCATTTGTTTTTTAATTGCTTTTTTATTTAGATCGTCAAGTTCTTTTTTTAATGTCTTAGCGTTATTTTTGGGGCATATTAAACCAACGCCCATATTTACATAAATGGTATTTTGTTTTTTTTGTTCTTTATATTGCTGATCATTAAAAGCAAAAAAAGCCCCATTATTTTTTATTATTTCGTGTTGTTCGTCGTGTTTAATTTGTTTTAATGTTTTTTCCATTGTTTTCCCTTTGTTTTATTAGTGTTTCTAAATCGATGTTTATATCGTTTGTTATTGCGTCAAAATATGCTATTGTTTCGCCATATGGACGATTAGCCCTAAATTGGTACATATCATTTTCTAATTTATATACCCTGAAATCTTTTAATGTTTGATTAAAAAATTTCATTGTTTTTCTATCAAAATAATATGGTTTTTTTTCGTGTGATCGTCTTTTTATTTCGTATATTGTCATTTTAAGCCCCTTGTTTATTTGTTAATAAATTTTTTTAAATTCTTATGATAATCCAATAAGTAAAGAATAGGACAACAAGCAAACCAATAAAATTAATCAGGTCTACAATAAAAAGATCTTTTTTAATTTGTTTTTCTTGTTGTTCTTTTAATTGTCGTAATTGTTCATTTTCAAAATATGTTATATATGCTTTTGCTTTAATGTTCATTTTATTCATTGTTAGCCCTTTTTCTTGCTTTAAGTTCTTTAATTGCTTTTTCATAAATCTTTTTACTTTGTGCTTTTTTTAAAGATTTAATTCTATAATTAATTAATTTAATTTGATGTTGATCATTTTTTATTTTATCGTGTAAGTAGTTTTTTTCTTGTTTTAGTTCTTTAATTAATTTGTTCATTGTTAGCCCTTTGTTTGTTTGTTTTATCTTACTATCATTGCAAAAGTTATGCTTAACCAAGCTAAGGTAAAAAGCGTGGTTTCTAATCTTGTCAATTCTTTTCTAAAAAAAACCAATAAAAGAATTGGTAAAAAGTTAAGTAGTACAAAAGCTATTGCAATTAATGTTGTTAAAAGCTCATTATTCATTTTAAAACCCTTTCTTTGTTTGTTTATCTCTACAACTCTTAGATGTTCGTGAATTTCTTAACCAATGTCAAGCATTTTGTTTGTTTTATCTAAACATTTCTTTTTGTATGGTGTTGATCAATTACATACCCAACCTTACACCCTAATTTTTTAAACGCCTAAAACCTTTTAAAAACCTTTTTTAAATCTTGTTTTTTGCTTGTTTGCTTGATTTGATCAAGGTTTTTTTTGTTTGTTTTGCTAGGTTTTTACCCCCTAGGGAGAGGATTTTGCTTTTGAGAGGTTGTGCACCAGCATTCCTTGCAAAGTATAAGTTAACGACTAACTAAATAGTAATAATTTAATACAGTATATGTAAGAATCAAGATTTAAGTTTATTCTCGTAAACGACTAATATTAGTACAGATAGGTATTACAGTTAAAGTATTACTTTAAGGTAAAAAATATTAGATTACAAATCCTAAATTTTGGTGGTTTTTTATTGATTTTTACCCCTAAATTACTTCTATGCCAAAATATGATTATCAATGCTTAGAAACAGATAATATTTTTGAGGTGGAGCAGAAAATGACAGATGATCCACTTGAAAGATGTACTTGTTGTAAAGAGAGATTCTTAGTAAAAAGGATACCTTCTAAGCCATTATTGGTCATAAATGGTGCAGGTTCGATGCCTGATCGTAAATTATACAAAGAATTGGATATAGATTAATGTTTGACTACTGTTCACTTATAAAAGCACATTGTTCCTATGCAGGAAAAGAAAAAGAGCTTACTTATTGTGGGTTAGCCACAGGAAATAAAGTAGAAACCAGAGTAGATTATTTAAAATTTTGTCCAAAAGAAAAATTAAAAAAGAGGAGATAGCTATGCCGTATCATACTGGAAAGAAAAAGAAAAAAAAGAAAAAGATGAAAAAAGGTAAAAAGAAATGAAAGTGAAAGCACCAAGAGGGTATCACTTTATGAAAAAGAAAGGGAAGTTCAAATTGATGAAAAATCCCAAAGGTGGATATAAGAAACACAAGGGTTCTTCATTGACAATGAGTGTACCAGTAGTAAAGAGGCACTCGTGAATGTAACTGTATCATCTGCAAGAAATTTTATACCTAAGCGTCTTTATGGAATGCGTAAGATGAGCATAAAAGCCAAACTCAAACGCAACCCTATAAAGAAAAGCAAGTTTTTAAAATATAGTAAATGAAAGAAGAAAGTATTTATAAAAAACCTAACGGAGCAGGTAAAGGCGATGTGCCTAGACCTATGGGTATTTCTAAAAAAGAATACGAAAAGCGTTGGGAGAAAATATTTAGACCTAAGAAAAAGGAAAAGTAATGTGGGAATTATTTAAAGATAAAAACGAGTACAATGAAAAGAATATTATAGGGTTTCTATCCTTTGCGTTGATGTGTGTATTTGGCGTCGTGGATTTAGCAATGGGTATTATTGGAATAGAATTAATGGTAAACGACTACATCTATAACTCATTTGTTTGGGTTACACTAGGTTCATTCGGAATCGCAGGAGCAGAAAAAGTTTACAAGAAATGAGAAAGTCATTATTCCAAGATCGCACCAGGAAGTCAAATGGTGCAAAAAAAACACGACAAGGTATGAGCAGTAATACTAAGTATGGAACAAAAGGTTCAAAAAAGTATTATAAGAAAAAATACAAAGGACAAGGCAAATGAGTAATATCGAGTTAAAGAAAGCCAATCAAATGGCTGCTATTGATTTAATGATACACAATCCTGATTTAAATAAAAAACAAATAGCCGAGCAAATCAATGTAAGTCATAGAACGATACAAGCTTGGTTTGCTGATGATCGCTTTGTTGATATGTATTATAAGAAGTATATGGTTTCTTTTAATGCAAAGCTGCCTATGGTATTAAATAGTATGATTCGAGAGGCTATTGAAGGTAATGTCCAGGCAGGGCGTCTGGTATTAGAACATTCAGGAAAACTAGTTAAAAACATCAATGTAACCGTAGATAGTCCATTCGAGAAGTTCTTAAAGGCAGAACAGATAGACGCAGAGGATATACTTGACGCAGAAAGCGAGGAAGTTGCAGAAATAATAGAAACGCTTCCAGAAAGAAATCCAGAAAACGACAAACCTAAAAAGCGTCAAATAAAAGAAAAGAAAGCAGTAGAAAGAATTAAAGAAGGTAAACCACCCTCCAGGAAAAAGAAAAGAGAAGATAGGGCGAATAGATACGCACTATTACAACGAGCTAAGAAAGTTGGGTTAGAGCCATTGCCATCAAGGCGTCCGACTGCGAGTGAAAAAAGAAAGTGGTTAGAGAAGTTAGCAGAATTAGAAGCTAAGCAATCCCATACTCATCAGGCATAACATCATACTCTTCAAAGATTTCTGACATTTCCATTGAGATATAAGCTACATCTAATAAATCTATATCTTGTGATGTGATTTTTTTACTTGGAGCAACCTTAGAACATACAAATCCTAACAGATCGTTATTGGCTTGAGATATTCTTTTTATCTGAACTACCATTTTGTATATTTCTTTTATTAAATCTTCCATTATATATCTACATTTCTTGCGAAGTTTGAAGATGCTGGCATCTTCGTACTACCTATAATACGCATTCTAGTTTTTAAAAGCGACTGTAATTTCTTTGCAAACTTATCTTTTAGTCGTGAAAATTCTTTTCCAAGCAATTTATCTTCTAATAAAATTGCATTATTGACTAATTCATCTTTGGTAAAAAACCATTTTCTAATTTTAGGATTTTTTCTTCTTGAGTTTGCTTCACCAGTCAAATGAAACGCACCATAGTTTAGCCCTCTTTTAGAAAGCATTCGTGAATCCTCCGACTTTACAGTAACAGACATATCAGATTTGTTTGTTAATACTTTTGAAATACTTTTTTTCAAATCACCATCAAAAACCATAATTGGATTACCACCCTTGCCTAAAGCTTTTTTCTTTCTTCCGTATGTATATGATAAAGGTTCGTAAGGTTCTCCATTAATATCTTTATTGTTTTTAAAGGAATTATCAACTTTCTTTTTTGCTTCTTTGCCTAATGCAAGAATTAAATTATCAAAAACCATTTCTTCCAAATTGGCTTTTTTTAATTTTTTGAAAGTTACATTACTCTTGACTGTTACCTTCATCGACTACCTCTACTTCATTCATTGATTTATTATCTGCAATTACTTGTATAGCATCTTCAATAGTTAAATCTCTATTTTCATCTGCTAATAGTTCTGCTTGTGTAGTTAAGTTATGTTTTAGTTTATATTCATTCAACATAATCTTATCTTGAGTAGTCATAGGATATTCAACTTCAGAAAAATCTACTTTAAACTCAGATGGTTTTGGTAAACCTAAGCTGTTTATTTCTGATAAAGCATATTCTACTTTATAGAAATCTTTTTCGTATTGACGATATAATTCTTTATCATCGATAAAATCTTCGTGGCGTTCTAAGTCTTTAATCATTAAAGAGATACCACTTGGTACTTCACCACCAGATTGTGCGAAAGTAACGAACAAGTGATTATTCAATGCAACTAACTCTATTTGCCACTTAATGTTTTCAATAACATCTCTTACATTCCCTTCTGGAGATACGATGTCGTAATTACTTCCTTCTGGCAATGTTAAGATTTCATCTGATCCTGCTCTTACATTTGCATTATCTGATATAAGTCCAGTTACAACTGGCTGTCCAAACATTTGGAATCTCAATCCTAATTGCATTTCAGTCATTGTAATATTAATATGCTCATTCGCAGATACCAAGTCAGAAGCACCTTCAACAAAGAACGAATCTAATTGTTCTTCTCTGTGTGTAAATACAAAAGGCAATACACCAAGATTGTGCTGTATTTCTTCTATGATGTTTCCATTGTCATCAAACTTCATATGTAATTCGCTATCCCAGTAAGCATACATTAAATCATTTGTATCAGACAAGTCTGCGTGTCCGTGCATCATTGGATATACAATAGCTTCAGGTCTGTATGGATTGTCACCAAAGTATGGCTCGAAATAATAAATAGGACGATACTCAAATCGTTCTTCCATTTCATCATACATTACATAAGTTGCACAAGTACCAAGCAAACGAGTCATTCGTTCCATTTGTTTCATACGAGCATTCTTAACTGATGACAAATCAACATACTTGTCATTTACATTCCTCTTAGCACCGATAGTATAAATTTTTGACATACGATTTACAAACTTCTTTACAATGTTTGTATTGTAATGTGGAATTTCCTGGAAGGCATCAGACTTAAAATATCCTTCTATGTATTGGTCTGTTAAAGAACCAGAATAATAATCTAAAAACTTTCTTACTTCTTCTCTTCTAGCTTTCGCTTGTTCTTCTTTAAAATTGCTTAGTGAATCTTTTATAATCTCTTGTGGAGTTAAAACCATTTATCGTTCCTTTTATCTTGGTATTCTTCCAACGAAATTACTTCTAATTGGAAATCTATTCAAGATAAAATATCTGAAAGCATCGCAACCGTGTTCATAGAAGCCATCTTTAATTGGATTATTAGAGATAGCTTTTCCTTCTACTGCTTCAGGAAATCTATATCCTTCAAAATCTTCTGCGATACCTACACATTTTTTATCTATCTTTATTCTTCTTAAACCATCTGCATTTTCAAAAAATCCACGACAATAACTTACACCAGATTGTATATCACGAGATAGTTTGTCCATTCTGTATTCTACATAAATTCCGTGTCTGCGTAAAATGTGAATATCTCCAAGTCCAGATTGTCCTTGTACAAAACTACCAGCAGGATCACCATAGTAAGTAATTACTGGATAATTCTTTTTCTTAATCATTTCAGCTAATTTATCTGTCGGTATATTTCGTTCGTGAATTATTTCATCAATAATATTAATATGCCAATTACCATCTTGTTTGAATGTTTGAAACCACAATACTGATGGCATTCTAAATCCAAAGTCCATTGAACAATAGGTTGGTAAATTTTCTTGATATGGAACATCGCCCATATCTATTTCTCTGTCAAATGGATATACTCTTCCTTCCATTGAAGTAAACTTAGCAGCAAACTCTTGGTCGAATAATTCTTTGGACATATTTCTTTTTCGTTCCTGGATAAAAGAATCTTTTTTTCCTTCTGGAAACGCATATTGATTTTCCCAACTTGGAGATTGCTGTGAATACCATTGAGGATCTGTTTGCCCTAGTAAATATAAATCATAAATCCAATTAAATCCTTCTGGTGTAGTAATAAAGATTGCTTTACCTTTTCTATCGACAAGAGTTGGAGATAAATACATATCCCATAATCTTCTTGGCATTTTTGCTGCTTCATCAATAATTAATAAGTCTACACCCTCACCAACCAATGAGTCTGGGTTTTCGCAAGACATTCCCTCTACAGTAGTTCCCCATTTGAATTTTATATACTGTTCTTTTTCTGATGCTCTGTCAATATCGTTTGCTTTACCTGCAACCATATCTTTCCAGATTTCTCGAAACATTAATCGTGATTTCTTATAAGATAATCCAACAAGCCATATTTTTTTATTAGGTTGTGCTGCGTAAAATTCTGCTTCACGAAATGCTGCAGTAGTCTTACCATATCTTCTACCACAGATGTTTACGAAGTAAGATGCGTCAGGTTTGTCAGGAAAATGCAATTTTCTTTGTCCTTCGTGTGGTTGATATTGCATATAATCAAACCATTTTTGCTTGAACTCAAACTCTTTTATTTTCTTTGACATTCTGATTGTCATTAATTTAATTCATATTTAACTTAATACCATATAATAATCCACTCAAGGAGTTAAAATGTCTGAAGAAACGCAGAATACAGCCATTGAGGAAGCTGTAAAAGAACCTCAAGTCAGTCAAGACGAAAAAAAGACACAAGAAGCTGTTCCATATTATCGTTTTCAGGAGCTAGTGAAAGAGCGAAATGAATTAAAATCACAAGTTCAAGAAGTAGCAACTGCACAGGAAGAACAGCGTAAAAAGACTTTAGAAGAGCAAGGCGAATACAAAGCTCTATTAGTTGAGGAACAAAATAAGAATAAAGATCTTGAAGCCAAGTTTAATGAGGTTAATGAATCTTTTTCTAATTATGTAAATCAAGAAAGAGAATCTCTTCTAAGTAAAATTCCTGAAACGAAAAGAGAAAAATTTGAGAAGGTAGATGATTTATCTCTTTTGCGTGACATAGTTACTGAGTTTGATAAAAAAGCTGGAGTCAATGTAGGACAAGTTGAAAATCAAGTGTCCGTACAAAAGTTTAAGGGTAATCCTTTTTCTGATATGGACACCAGTTCAAAGCGTAGAGATTCGCATAAGAGTTTGATAAGTCATTACCTTAAGAAAAAATAACATTTTAAAACTTAAGGAGAGTAAATAAAATGGCTGACGGAAATGTAACAACAACAACAGCTGCCAATTTTATTCCTGAAATGTGGAGAGATGCTATTCTTGATTATGCTGAAAGAAAATTTCAGTTAAGAAATCAAGTATTAGACTTCTCATCTATGTTAGCAGGTGGTGGCGACATTCTAAATATACCTAAGGTTACTGAAGAAACTGCTGCATCTAAAAGTGCAGGAACTGCAGTAACATATACTAACAATACCGACGGTGTTATTCAACTTGGCGTTGACCAACATCATTATGAAGCTAAAAGAATCGAGGACATCGTAAGAGTTCAAGAATCTGCTGATCTATTCAATGCTTATGCACAATCAATGGGTTACGCTTTAGCTAAAAAAGTAGAAAACTATATTGCATTATTAATGCAAGGTGCTACTGGTAACGATGTGTCACTTTCAACTGACAACACTTTCACAACTGCTTTAATTAGATCTGGTTTACAGAAACTTCTTGACGCAGGACACGACTACACAGACGGAGAACACTATTTCTATTGTTCACCAGCTGCGTATATGTCACTATTATCTTTAGGCGACTTCACAGAAGCACAAAAAAGAGGAGATGCTGAAAATCCTCTAGCTTCAGGAAGAATCATTAATGCTTATGGATTAGAAGTGTATGCAAGTACAGACTGGGACGATGATGGTGGTAGTGGCGATGAAACTGCTACAATCTTCAACAGAAACTCGATCTACTTTGCACAACAGTTAGCTCCAAGAGTTCAATCATCTTATGATATTGACCACTTGGCTACTTCTGTTGTAGCTGATGTTTTATTTGGAGCTGCTTTATCACACGCTGCAAATTCAACAGCAATGGGTATTGTTAACTTCAACAATGCGTAATAGTTAATTAGGGGAGCTTTATGCTCCCCTTAACTAGGAGATATTATGGCTAATTTTACATCAACGCATACTGGGAGTGTAATCGATGCAGCAGTAACTAAGATTACTGCCACTTCTTCATCTGCAACTGAATTAAACATTTTAGACGGTGTAACTGCAACTACAGCAGAGATTAACATTCTTGATGGCGTTACTGCGACAACTGCAGAATTAAATATTTTAGATGGTGTTACAGCAACTGCTGCAGAGTTGAATATTCTTGATGGGGTAACATCAACAGCAGACGAGCTAAATGTATTAGATGGATATACTGGGAGCGTAACAGAATTAAACTACTTAGACACTTTACACGCCACAGGCGTAACTGCTACAGAATTTGACTATCTTGATGGTGTTACATCAAACATACAAACACAGCTAGATGCAAAGATTGAAGCAACTCTTACTTCAGAACAAGTTCAAGATATAGTAGGAGCAATGTTCTCAAGTAATACCGAGTCAGGTGTTACTGTTACTTACGAGGATAGCGATGGCACAATAGATTTATCAGTAGCTACACAATCAGATAATAATTTTACAACAACACTTTTAAATAAATTAAATGCAATAGAAGCAAGTGCTACAGCAGATCAGACAGCTTCTGAAATAAGAACGCTTGTAGATAGTGCTTCTGACTCTAATGTATTTACAGATGCTGACCATTCTAAGTTAGATGGTATTGAAGCGAGTGCTACTGCTGACCAAACAAATGCAGAGATTAGAACTGCAGTAGAAGCAGCGTCAGACTCAAATGTCTTTACTGATGCAGACCATAGCAAACTAAACGCTATCGAAGCAAGTGCAGATGTAACAGATACTGCCAATGTAACAAGTGCTGGTGCGTTAATGGATAGCGAATTAACAAGTATCGCAGATGTAAAAGCGTTAGACCAATCAGTAGTAAGTGGAGCTTCCCCAACATTTGGCACAGCAAATATGACTGATGCTTCTAATAAAAGATTTATGACTGATGCTCAAGAAACAAAACTTGATTCAGTTGAAAGTAATGCGACTGCCGACCAAACCGATGAAGAAATACAAGATGTAGTAGGAGCAATGTTTAGTGGTAATACCGAAACTGGAATTACTGCTACTTATCAAGATGGAGATGGAACAATAGATTTAGTTGTAGGTACTCTAAATCAAGATACTACTGGGAATGCAGCTACTGCAACTAAGATTGCATCTATTACTAATAGCGATATTGTACAACTAACAGATACACAAACACTTACTAACAAAACTTTAACAAGTCCAACTTTTACTGGAGATATAGATTTTAGTGATGCCGATACACCAAAGTTTACTGTAACAGATACCACAAATACTGTTAAAACTGAAATAAGGTCACAAGACACAACTGGTAATATTGGAACTACAACAGACCATAATCTTAGTATTCTAAGAAATGGTTTAGGACAAATTACTCTTTTTGGTTCATACACAATGCACAACAACGGTGGTAGTGATATAGATTTTAGAGCAAAAGATAGTAGTGGTAATGTAGTATTTAAAGTAAATGCAGGAACATCTAAAACAGAAATATCAACTTTATTATTAGATAGTGTAAGTATTAGTGCAATCCAAACATCAAGTGAATCCTTTGCAGATAACAATACTTCTTTAATGACTTCTGCAGCAATCAATGATAAGATAGGAACAGAAGTAGCAAATCTTGTAGATTCTGCACCTGCGACATTAGATACTTTAAACGAATTAGCAGCAGCGTTAGGCGATGACGCTAACTTCTCTACAACTACTTCTACTGCATTAGGCAATAGATTACGAGTAGATACAGCTTCACAAGGATTAAATGGCACACAACAAGCCAATGCGATCACTAACTTAGGTATTACTTCTACCAAAGCTGAATTAAACATACTAGATGGGGTTACATCAACTGCTGCTGAACTCAATATATTAGACGGAGTTACAAGTACGGCTGCTGAACTTAATGTGTTAGATGGAATTACTTCTACAACAGCAGAGCTTAATATCCTGGACGGAGTAACTGCTACTGCTGCCGAACTAAACATAATGGACGGAGTAACAGCTACCACAGCAGAATTGAATTATCTAGATGGAGTAACTTCCAATATTCAAACGCAGTTAGACGCAACACTTGATACAGCAGGAACAGGTATAGACATATCAAGCACTACAGTTTCAGTAGATGTATCAGACTTTATGTCTAATGGTGCAGACAACAGAATACTTACTGCTACTGGCACAGATGCTATGGCAGCAGAATCTCGTTTATTTTTTGATGGCTCACATTACCTAGATATAAATTCAGTAGATGATGCTGAGGGTGGACTTAGATTTAGTAAGTCTGCAACTGACGCAACTCATACAAAATATCATATATCACATAGAGATGATAACCAAACTTTGCTTTTTTATTCTTATGATGGCACTACATATAGAAACTGGATAACATTAGATGAGCCAAATGCAAGACTAAGATTAGGAAGTTCAACATCAGCTGAATCTGAATTTGTTTATGTACACAATGGAAGATTTGGAGTAGGAACTCAATCACCAAGTGTGAAATTAGATGTTGCAGGTGGAGATATAGCAATAGATGCAACGCAAAAACTTTACTTTGATGGTGGTAGTGATACTTATATATACGAAGCATCAGCAGATGTATTAGACTTTGTTGTTGGTGGGCAACAGATGTTGCAATTTGTAGAAGGAGCAACTGACTATATTAGAACACCTGATAATGTATTATTAGGAGTTGGTGGAAGTATAGATTTTTATATGAATCACGATGGTACTGACTCGTTATTACAAAATAATACTGGACATTTAAATATAAAGCAAAATGCACAAGATCAAGATATATTTTTAAAAGTAAACGATGGTGGAAGTTTAGTTACTGCATTACAAATAGATGGAAGTGATAATGCAAAAGTAATAATACCTAATGATTCACAATACTTAACCATTGGAGCTGGACAAGATTTAAGATTCCAACACAATGGAACTAATTCCTTTATAGAGAATTATACTGGAGCTTTATTTATGAATAATACTGTTTCAGATAGTGATACATATTTTCAGGTAAATGATGGTGGCTCAACTGTTACTGCATTGAGAATTGATGCAAGTGAAACTGGTAGAGTAAAATTACCTAACGATAATCAATTATTATCTATTGGTGCAGGAGATGATTTAGAAATATGGCACGATGGAACAGACACTAAAATAAAAAACAATACTGGAGATTTTTATATATCTAATGATGCCAATGACAAAGATTTAAT